TCAAGTTATTACAGCAGCAAATGCTTAATAAAACATTTTGATTGGGGTGTCCCTAGTCAAGTTTTAGTAAATTAGCCCCTAGTTTTTAGGGGCTTTTTTATTTTCTTTATAAACCGATTTAAGATTTTTGTAAATTCTTTCAGCATCATCAATTGTTTTTCCGGCACCTGCGGCCATCACAACAGATAATCTTCTTAACTTTTTAGCGGCTTTATTATTCATAAATTAAAATTATCGCCCTTGACCACGATATTGTTTTGGTTTTGGGCTGTGTTTGTTATACGTTTTTTTTGCATTACCAGTCTTTCTTTTACCAAAAGAAACTTTTTTAGAATCTGATTTTACCTTTGCCATTTTATTCGTTATTTAGGATTAATTGGTACGAATATAAGCCATTTTCTAAATATTTTTTATTCAAAATATGACTTCCGAACCTTTCTTTCCTAAAATCTCTTAATCCGGCAGATACTGAAGCTTCCGGTATATTGGTAATATGGGATATTTCACCCAAAGTTCTATACACCTTATCCTTCATTAAATCTTTTAATTTCAAATGGTTTTTAGCTAATCTTTTACCATCTCTTTCGTGGTCATAATCAGCTCCATTAAATACTAATTCTTGTTGCATAGTATTATTTTTTGTTTTTAAAATAATCTAAATTTAATTGTCCGCCATCCATGTTATTGGGGTAAACAAGAATGTCGTCATCATAAAAGTTCCTGACCATGCCACTGTCGTATAATATGACTTTCCAAACAGTGTTGGTTTGGCTTCCGTAATCAATCCATGCGATTGCTTTTCCATATCCTAGTGGGGTTTCAACGTCAATAATATTTGTTAATTCGTGTATATACATTACAGTGGATTTTCATCTTTTGAACTTGATAATAACTGAATTGAAGTTACTCTTGAATGTAATTGAGCAACTGTTTCTTTTGTCTTATCGTTTAAATAAGTTTTAGCTTCTGGCTTTCCTTCCATATAAATCAACGTACCTTTTTTAAGATAGTTTGATACGTTTAATTTGTCAGTCCAATAAGCACAAGATACCCATGTAGTTTTATCTACATCTTCACCTTGTTGGTTTTTAAACTTTTCACTGTAAGCCATAGAAAAATTAATCACTGTCTTACCGTTCACTGTGTTTACTACTGCATCTTGGCCTAAGCGACCAATAACTGAAATTCTAATCATTGTTTTTTGTTTTTATAATTATTAAAATATTACTTCTTCTCCGTTTACATCTTTATATGGAAGCCATGATTGACTAGCTTCTTTTCTTTTCCAAAACTCATAACCCTTAGTGTTTAATAACTCTTGGATAAAATCTTTTCCTTCAATAAAAAATCTTCTTCTATCCCATATATATTCAACATTTATAAAACCCTTTCTCCCTACACTTTTTTTCTTTATTTTTTTTGCATGAAACTCTGCTAAAGGGTTACTTACATCTGTTTGAGCAAATGGTCTATGATATACGGTTATATTATCCATTTTATTGTTCCACATAGCACCATCATTTACATCAAATACATCTGGACATTTGTAGTTTCCTGTCCTATCTCTTTCCATTAATTTTGGATGGGCAATAATCCAAAAATAAACATCATTTTTCTTTGCAAATCTTGAGAAATCAGCTAATAATGTTTCCAAATATTTATCTGTTCTACCACCAAATCCTTTATAATCATTAGTCATTTGGTTAAACGGATCTATACAACAAAAATCAACCTTTTCTTGAACAATAAGCTCTAAGAACTTTTCTTTGATATATTGCGGAGTTGGCGAAAGCATTTCTGCACTTATATAGAAAATATGCTTAGAAATAAAATCATATGCAGCCTCGTAAATCTCATCAGATGGTCTATTTGGATTATACGGAGTACATTCACAACCTAAAAGCATCTCAACAAAATCATGGAAATATTCTTCAGCTGGCGTATCTTCTGGAGAGAATGTAGCTACTTTTTCCCCAAACATGATAATCCTACTAAGCAATTGCGACTTTTGCCAAGCTGTTTTACCGTAGTTTCCAATACCAGTAAGCAATGTAATTTCACCTCTTTTTGGCTTAAATAAATAATCCAACTCCTTTATGCCAATGCCCATTACCTTGTCAAATCCATTCTGATTTATCAATATAGCTTTGTCCTTTACATCAATTCCATAAACTACATCTTCTACCCTATAATTTTCTCCTTTCTCATCTACAAATTCTTTTTTAACATCAATTTCGTAATTAGTTGTTTTATTTACTAATTTCTCCTTCTGCATAATAGCAGAACCGGCAATAGCCCTATTTGCCCTATATCCGCTCTTTACAGCCCCTCTCATCTCTGACATAGTAAAGTCATTACTCACTAAATATTCGGTCTGTATGAGGCTTAAAGCGGCCTCCTCGTTGATTCCAAACCTACAACATGCAGATGCCAGCTTAAAAATGTAAGTATTTCGCTCTCCGGTGACAAAAGCATCATTTTTGTTGGTAAGCCATTTTAGTATTCTACGAAAGTTTTCTGAGTCATCTAGGTTTTCGGTTTCAGTAACAACTATTTTTTCAACTTTTTTAGCTTTAGTGAAAATCTTAGCATTTTCGTTAATGTAAATATCTGGGTCAAAGCTTTCATAGCAAACTCTGCTTACGTTTATTCCGCTTCGGTCAATTTCTGGAAAAACTTCCTGAAGTGACTGAAAATGTTCTCTATGCTTTTTACCATCAGCAATTTTAACCAAAGCTTTTAAACCACTACCTGAAGGGCTAACCCAACAAGCATAAACAAAATCTTTTGAAATAATTTCAGTTTGCTTATCCCTTAAATCAGAAATATCATCAAAATCCAGCACAATGAATCCACTATGCTCAACAAGCTGTTCATCTTTCCTATCTGCACCAAACCTGCCACTAAAGCAAACTGATGGTAAATTTAACTTAAGTTTATTAGCTTTTTCCTTATCCAAAGCCAATCTAATATCTAAAACTAACCCATTACTAGCCCCTAACTTAATCCTTTCAAGTGCTTTTTCTACAGTTATGAAATGCGGTTCTTTGCTGAAAATGTTTTTAAAAATAGTAATTTGCATCGTTTTATTTTTTTAATTGATCCATCCTGTTTGAGTAATTTATAAAATCTTGGTTCCCATGTAGGGAACTTTTTACTTGAGTAATATCCGAATTTGACTTGATATAGGTTTTTTTAAGATGTGGGAATGTATTTTTAATCTTAGATTTCCAAACCTTAATTGGTTTACCATATCCATCCTTCCAACCTGCATCTACCCAAGTCTGATATTTAGCTTTTAATGAAAATTCATATTCAGCATAAACAGCCTTTAAATCATTTTCAATCATTTCCTTGCAATACAACAAAAAATCAACCTCATTTGGTATATGTTCTTTATTATTCTTTATTCTTCTTATTTCTTCTAATTCTTCTTTAGATGTGTTCACTTGTTGTTCATTGGCTTTTCGTTGGCTCTTCACTTGTTGTTCATTAGTTGTTCTTTCGCTGCTCATTGGTTGTTCATCATCAGAATCATAACCTTGATAACTATCATATTTACAGATAGTTATGATAGAATATAGGTTGTTCGCTTCTATATTTATCTGATCTAAATCTTCAAACTTTTTCAAAGCCCTATAAATCATAGAACCATCCAGTCCAAGCTCTTCTTCTGCCTTAAATCTACCAAACAACAATTGACCTCTTTTAATTTCAACTGTAGTAAAACCCTTACCCATTTTTAATGATACAAAAGCATCTTTATAGTTAGCTTTAATCAATAACCACAACCAAACTTTCAAATGGTTAGGATTTGCAAAACAATAACTATCAAGTATCTCTCTGTCTATTTTTATAAATGACATATAATTATTGCTTAATCGTTAGTAAAATCTGTTTCCATAGCTTCATTAATCTTTGCTAGATTCTTATCTGAAAGATTCATAATCCTTTGTATAAAGATTGAATAAAGAGTAGGATATGGTATTTCCGTTTTTCGCGAAAGCCAAGCTAGTGGCCTTTCTTCTGCTTCAAGATGAAGTAGTATCAGGTCTTTTACATTTTCTTTTTCCATAAATAATTTGGTTGAAGAACAAAGTAAAGAATAATATTTTTAATTACAAAATTTATTTTTCCATAAATTTATTTTGTGATTTAATTAAATTAATTATCTTTGTTAAAAATATAACCAAAACAAATAACCTATGAATATAATTATAATCATATTAGTTTGGGAATTATTAAAAGAAATTATAAATAGAATTATAAAAAGCCAATTATAATGGAGAATAGAGAGTTAATATACGAAATGGCTAAGAGATTAGATTTAGTAATTGAAGTAACAAAGAAAGGAGAATACATAGGAAAGTTCAGATTCATAAACAATAAACTACATAAATTAAATGAACCAGGAAGTAACAATAACCAAGAAGTGCGCAACGTGCAAGATAGAAAAGCCGATAAATGAATTCTCAAGAGATAACTACGCAATTTATGGTAAATATTATCAATGCAAACCATGTTCAGTATTAAAAAATAGAGTATCTAAAAATAAAAAGAAAGAAGGAGTAATAATAGCATTTTAATATGGAAGCATACCAAACAAAAGCAATAAAAATATACTTAAACTTTTTTTTAAAAGACAGAGTAACAGATTTTGAAAACAGATTAATTAAAGCAAAAAATGATGCTATAGTTCATGTTCAAAATCAAATTGATTTATATAAAGAAAGTCCAGATGATATGTTTTATTGGAGTAATGTAAAAAATTCACTTGAAAAAATATGAAATTCCCATGTACAGGTTGTGGCTGTTGTTGCAAAAGAGTTGGAACGGTAAAACAATTTTTAACTGAAGAAGAGTTTCCATATAATGCAAATGATGATGGTTCTTGCGAAATGCTTATTGATAATAAATGTAGTGTTTATGATAATAGACCAGATATTTGTGATGTACATAAAATGTTTTTAAAATCCGATATGGATATAAATGAATATTACAAAATAAATATTGAACAATGCAATAAGTTTATGGATGAAGATAATATACCTTTAAATTTTAGAATAACAGATTATGAGAAATAGCACAATAATAGTTAAGAAAAAACGTTGTATTAATTGTGGTAACATTGATTATCATTTTTCAAAAAAGATGTGTAAACAATGCGCTACCATAGCTTCTACGCAAAAGCGAATGGATGAATTTGAAGATGATTCGGAAAGCTTCAATAATTTAGTACAAGATTTAGACCATGTATTTAGCCAATACATTAGAAATAAACATGCTGATAAAAATGGCATTGTAGAATGTTATACTTGTGGAAATAAACACACTATTGCAGAAATACAATGTGGCCATTTTATGGGAAGATCTAATTTAGGAACCAGGTGGATGGAAGAAAATTGCAGACCACAATGTATGGAATGTAATTATTTTAAAACTGGAAACATTGAAGAATTTGAGTACAAATTACATGCAGAAAATAATGCAGTAGTTGAATATTTAAGAGAAACAGCTAGGCAACCAATAAGACCAACAAGAGAAGAATTAAAAGCTTTAGTTTTAGAATATAGAGCTAAGTTAAATTTAGTAAAAAAGAAATTTATAAAATAGGTTTGTGGTTTTTTATAGTAAATACCCCTGCAATTTCTATTGTGGGGGATTTTTATCAATCAATAAATAAGTCAAAATGTGGGTTTTTTGATTGATAAATTAAAACATGTGTCAAAATTATAAATTTTTGATGTATATGTTACAGGATATAAAAAAGCCCCTCGTAGAAACGAAGGGCGAGATTAAACCGTTAACACTTGCTTGTATGCAGCACAAATATACGAAATTTAATTAAATTTATTTTTTTAATTAAATTAATTAAATTAATTTTACAAAAAATATATAAAAATGGCAAGAAATATCAGTCCAGATTCAGTTTCAAGTAAGGTTGCTGAGCTAACATTGGGAGAAAATATACGCTTTGAAAACCCATATACGTCAGTAATGGTAATGGTTTCTAATTTAAAAAAGAAAGAAGCCCATAAAGATAAGCTGTTTAAAATTAAATACGTAGATGGTATTACCACCGTATCTAGAGTAAAATAAAAACCAACACATATGCACATCCAAACCGTTAACTACACTAGAACATTTAATTTAGGTAATTATTCTTCTGAGAAGATTGGCGTTGAATTTTCCCTTAATGAAGGGGAATCAGCCAATAAAGCTCTTGACCACGCAAGAGAGCTAGTAGAAGAATATCATAATAAAAATGTTGCTAGACAAAAAGAACTTGCTGAGTTTTTAGGCGTTAATTATGATGATTTACTTACTGAAGAAGTAATTCCTACTCAATCAAAAAAGACTTTAGTAGAAAAAACTAGAGAATTTATTGAATCTTGCAAGACAAAAGAAGAATTAAAAGCTTGGGAATTGATGAGTAAAAGTAATCCTGAATTACTAAAGCATTATAATAATAAACTTAAAACACTTTAACTATGCAATGGAATGACATCCACATCAGAGCAAGCTCTGTAGGGTATTTAATGACTGAACCCGTAACAAAGGCTGATAAAGAAGCCGGATTGTTATCTAAAACAGCTCAAAAACATTTATTGGAGGTCTATATAGCTGAAAAATATGGCCGTAAAAAAGACATACAAACCAAGCAAATGAAAAAAGGTATAGAGGTAGAACAAGAATCAATTGATTTGCTTTCTATGTACCTAAAGATGCCATTTAATAAAAATGACCAAAGGTTTACCAATGATTTTATTTCTGGTTCACCAGATATTATTGATAACGATAGAATCATAGATATCAAATCTAGCTATGATTTATGGACATTTATTGGCAACATCCCAGATAAATTAGATAATCTATATTACTGGCAAATGCAGTCTTACATGTGGTTAACAGGGGCAAAAAGCGCCTTAATTGCATATTGCCTAGTAAATACTCCAGAAAGCATAATAGAGCAAGAAAAGTACTATTTACTTAAGAAAATGGATGTAGCTACTGAAGAAAGCCCTGAATAT